ACATCAGGAACACAAACATTTGCTTGCAGCGGTGATAAGTGTGAAGTAGTTGATATAACTTCATGATGAAAGTTGGTTCCTTGTTTACAGGGGTAGGAGGCCTTGATCTCGGTTTTGAGAATCAAGGCTTTTCTATTTCTTGGGCATGTGACAAGGAAAAAACATGCAGAAAAATTTTGTCTAAAAGATTCCCCTCGGCTAAAATCTATGATGATGTTTGTAGCATAGATCCAACTGAAGTGTCTCCAGTTGATGTAGTTGTGGGTGGGTTTCCGTGCCAAGATTTGTCCGTTGCTGGAGATAGAAAAGGATTAGAAGGAGAAAGATCAGGTTTATTTTATGAATTTATTCGAATCGTCAGAGATATGCCAAAAAGACCATCCTTTGTGGTGGTCGAAAATGTCCCCGGAATGCTCACAAGCAATAACGGAAAAGATTTCGGTATCGTCCTCTCTGAAATGGTCAAACAGTGGAGTCCTAAATCTATCGCGTGGAGAACACTGGACAGTAGATTCTTCGGTGTTCCCCAAAGAAGAGAAAGAGTCTTCGTTGTTGCAGATCTTGCAGAAGAACGTGCCTCAAAAATACTTGCTCTTGAGGAAGACATGCGCGGGGATATTAGAAAGAGGGAAGCGAAAGGGAAAAACTCTGTTTCCACCTTTAGCGAACTCTTTGACGAATATGTTGAAGAATACCCCATAGCAATTCGCAAGTCAAGAAAAGCACAAACTACATCTGATTTTGAAACATGGGTTCAAACGGATTATGCAAACACTTTAAATTTATTTGACATAAACCAAAGATCTAGCAATCTAGTCATAGAAAGCAAGAATGAAGTTCGTATGCTAACTCCAATTGAATGTGAACGACTACAAGGATTTCCAGACAACTGGACTGAAGGTCTTTCTGATACTTCAAGATATAATCAGATGGGAAATGCAGTAACAGTAAATGTTGCAGAATGGCTTGCAAATAGGCTTAAAATGTCTATATAATTGTACAGGGGTAGTGGCCGGACCCGCTCCACCTCAGGATCAATTGAAGTATCGATCTTCAGGCCGCCGGAACCACTACTCCTGTTAAGTTTCTAAATACTATATGATGACGATATATGCGGGTATAGATTACAGTTTAACTTCACCAAGCATCTGCATTTATAATACAGACAATGGTGAATTTGCATTTGAAAAATGCATGGTTTATTTTCTAACAGATGTAAAAAAACTAAACACAGTATTTTTAGGAAATGTTCGTGGGGAGTCTTTTGAGGATTATAATAACCAATGTCAGAGATACGACACAATATCGGAATGGGCAATTCAATACCTAATCGGTTGCAAGATGGTTGGCATAGAAGACTACGCTTACGCGGCCAAGGGAAGAGTGTTTCACATAGCGGAAAACACTGGCATCTTAAAGTACAAACTATTTCAACAGATGATACCTGTGGAGACAATACCACCAACCGTGGTGAAAAAGAATGCGACTGGCAAGGGGAATGCGGACAAAGAATTGATGTACAAAGCTTTTGTCTCCGAAACTGGCGTGATGCTGAAAGATATTATTACCCCCAATAAAAAAGATGTCGGAAACCCCGTTTCCGACATCGTAGACTCTTATTACATCTGTAAGAGTCTTTGGCAGAGTGTTTCTGCCAAAGAATAATAGGTTTATTTTTTCAAATCTGCATAAAGTATAAATACTCTATCAGTTGAAGTGGGGATACCTTATCAACACCTCTCATATTGGGATTATCCCAGAGTGTAATGGCTGGATCACCTCCTTGTAATAGGGGTCCCTTTGAAGAGTTTACACAGTGAGAGTGCTTCGGTAAAACCATATTAATCCTTTTTCGCACTAAACTTTAACTGCTATCCTAGCCCGAGGAGCAAACAACACACTTAAGGTGTGTTTTTTGTTTCTTCTTTTGGTTCGTCTTTTTCTAGTCCGTCATCACAGAGAATTGGTTTACGAATGAATTCTCTGTATGCCCAGAATAAAGATATTACCAACACAGGGGCATACCAAAGAACCCAACTATATGATTGTTGTGCAACTCCTGGCTCATTTATTCTATCTTTCATGCCAAGAATTATTGGATTGTCTTTTGTGGTGTCTGGTACAATTGTTGGAGTTGTATCACATGCCGCAAGAAATAGTGACAATACTGGAAGAATAAATTTCATTTGTTGTCCTTATGATTTATTAGAACCGGCAGCAGAACCAAAATAGAAACCAACTATGCTGAGAAGAATTTGTCTATTCTCAGATGTATAGAGGAATCCATTTATTTGAACGAAGAACTTTCTGGTGGTTTCAGGAATTAAACCAAAGAATCCTTCTGGGTTCTTTGCATCAACTTCTACAAAGGTTGGAAGTCCAAAGAACGGTAAGATAAATGGTGCAGCAAGAGTTGCAAATAGAACTGTTAGAACTATGAATTGTCTGACTCCCCTACCAACATCAAGTGGTACTCTTTGAGCAGCCTTGTCTTGATTCTGTGTGGTTTGTTTGTTGGCTTCCATTGCCATCTGGAACATTTCTTTTTGATCTTGGGCTCTTTGTGCCCAATAACGAAATAGAAATCCGGTGATCCCACCGCCAAGCATGGAAATCAATTCTGTTGGAATCATACTATACCTCCGTTACTTTTATTTATGCTTCTGGTGCTTTTCCGAAGCGAATAATGGCATTTTTAACATTCTTCTCTGGGAATCCACCGGGGCCTTCTCTGACAAACTTGGCTTGGGTTTCTCCCATTCCTGGTCTACCCATAGCAGAGACAAATCCTTCATGTTCTTCTCCGCCGTGGGTTCTTAGATCAAATTGATCATAGTGCGTTCCAAATTGATCAAGGAGTGCGTGTTTTGCTGCATTTATGTGTCCGTGTGCAGTGAACAAACCTTCTAGGTGCTTTGCGTTTTGTTGTATTGTTCTAGAAAAAGAATCTGTCATTGCTTTTCTGGTTCTTTCAGACAGTCCTCTTTGTGATGCCTTACCCATGTGTGTTGGTATAAATTCTGTTAGTCCCTTTACAGATCTCACACCAGTAGTTCTTGCTGCTTCGTTGGAATACTCTTGAACCATTCTATGAAACTTTTTGTCTTGTGGTAAGCCTCTAGCAAACCTAACCAGATCTCTATTTCCAAGAATTTTTTTGGCTTGTGCTATGGAACTAGATACTACCTTTGCTCTTTCGGGAGTTAGTCCTAATCTTGTTTTTTTACCTATAGTCAAATTAGGAATAAAAGCTCCTTCTGCTGCTAAACCAGACACATGGCTTCCAGTCTTTCTTAAGTCTAAAGTCCCACCATCGGTTTTATATTGAGAGTGGGGAGCAAATCCAATGGTTGCTTCTTTTGGTACAGAATAATTTATCGCATTTGGTTGGGTTCTACCACCATGCTCTCCTCCGGCAAATAATAAATCCCCCTGAACTGCTGTTCCGGGTTTTAGATTTAACCTTCTGGCCAGATTTAATGCAGGAACCAAAGCAGCAGTTAAGTGTGGTTTTCCAACCGCTTCTATTTCTTTTTCTGTTCTATACTCGGCTGCTCCTGTTTTATATGCAACAGCAGGAGTTCCATCGGCGTGTCTTTTGATTACGACACTCATTCCACCGTCAGCCTTCAGTGACATTCTGTGTCCTCTAGACTGTCTTCCGGTTGCAAATCTTCTATGAGATGACTCAAGGTGTCTTATCGCAGTTGCTGGATTACCATGATACAAAAAATCTCCAACATGTGTCATGTGTCCAGTTGTTTGTACTACTCTTTTTGCTTCCAAAAGAAGATTCTCGAATAACTTTCTACCAACTCCCTTTTTGACTCGTTTTTTGTGTCTTAAAGCGGCCGCCGGAGTAACAACAACATCTTCTGGTTTGTCTGCGGAAACACCAACACCAACAATTCCACCACCACCAACCGACATTTCTTCAATAATTGGTTTAATGTAACTTAAGAAATATTCACCATCACCGCCGAGAGAATCAACTTCTTCTGAGAGTGCTGTCATAGCAGCCATTGGATTTGTCATGGCATAACGAACCATTGGATCTGAAGAAGTTCGTAGTGCTCTTTTTAATACGACAATCAACCGATAAAATGGATTACCGGCTCTCATTTCTTGCTGTGTTTTGTAGTCTTGTGGATCTTTTAAAAACTTACC